TACCAGACGAGGTGCCGAGGTTCACAAGGCGGAAGGTGAACGAGGTGCCCACCTTATCCGAGTTCACCAGAACCGCTTCCAGTTCAGTCACGGTCGGCAGAGTGTAGGTCTGCGCGGCAGCAGTGACACCGCTGTTAGCGAGGATCAGGCCGTTGAGAACCTGTGCCGGGGTCAGAGTAGCCGTAGCTGCAATGGAAATCGGCAGGGGGATTGCGTCGATAAGGGGCTCGTCAAGATTGCCATCGCCAACTTGATAGCCGCCGCCGCCATTAGGAAGTGACATAATAAAATTCCTTTCTTACGAAAATTAACCCCAGAGACGGCAAGCCATCTGCGGACGGATCGTGCTGTAGCCATACAGAACGTCAATACGGCAGGGCAGGCGGTCGTTGTTGATGTCGTACTGACGAACAACGCGGAGCGAGATACCGTTGTGGACTGCACGCGAAGCCATGTCGACGCCCTGCGGCATAAGCAGGTCGGCGGTGGCGAAGGTGATTGCGTCCTTGTGGTAGACGAGGTTCTGCGAGTACTGCGTGTTGGCAGCACCGACGAACACAACAGCCTTGCCGTTGGCAGGCAGTCCTTCGACGGTAGCAAGCGCATGGTTAGCCGAATAGATCGGGGAAACCGTGACGTTGCCTGCGCCAGCGCCGCTCAAGGTGACGTCGGCGAGTGCGACGAACTGGAACAGCGAACCAGTGCTTTCACGGGTCTGCGGGTTGACGGCGAAGCAGTCAGCGACGGTGAACACGTCACCGGCTTTGACGACCAGACCGTTACCAGCGCCAGTGATTGCGATGGTGGTGGCACCTTCGGTGGTGACAGCAGCCGAGGTCGAACCGCCGGTTGCAGTACGCGTACCAGTGGTGAACTGCTTGATCGACTGCGACATGTTGATTTCTTCAAAACCAAGCACGCCCGTGCCCATCATGCCGTTCTTGAACTGCTTGCTGACAGTGTCGGTCGGATTGAACAGACCCTTCATGCCTTCGACGAGGCCAGCGTTGGCAGCCGGGTTAACGGTTGCGTAGCGCGGCGACATCACGGCAGCGTTTTCGTTCAGCTTCTGCTGGGCAGCCAGCAGGACAGCCGAAGTCGACGGCGTGGTGCCGGGAGTGCCGACCGAGTTGCCGATGGTGCGGAACGCGTTGGCTACGTCAGCGTCGATGCTGGCAGCAAGCTGCGAGATACGAGGCTTGAGTACGCGCTCTGCGAAGTCATCCAACTGCATGGTAAGTTCAGCGGTCGTGAAGTTCACGCCGATGTGCTTCTGGTTGGCGACGGTGAGAGTGGTGAACTGCTCGTTGTCATCCTGAACCTGAAGGGCAGCACCGTCGGTGACGAGTGCGCGGTCAGGCAGACGGATGCGCAGGGTGGAGCCGATCTTGGCGCCTTCGACGGCAAAGCTGTCGTCGTATTGGCGGTTGACGTTGCGCGTGAGTACGAGGTTGTTCTCGAGAATTTCGAGAGCCTTCCGCGTAATCATGTCAATTGTTAAAATGCTGTTAGCCATTGATATGTTCCCAAATTAGCGGTTTCTTTGTGCCTCGTACCGCTTGATCTGCCGTAGCCGTTCCGCTTCGATCCATTCCGACGTTGACATGGTCTTGGTAGACCGAGGGTCGGTGGTGTCATACACGGGTGCGCCAGAGGCGCGTGGTGTGACAGGTGCAATCGGCGCCGGGGCGGTCGATGTTCTGCGGACCGGAGGATTAGAGGACAGTGATGCCTCAATCTTACCGATTTCCTTGGCTTGCAGGATCGGGTTCAAGCGGGCGATACGGTCAGCTTCTTTGGGGTTGGAGCCGAGCCAATAAAGAAGGTCGGGGCCAACATCTGAAGCCTGTATGCTTTGAGCCATATATTCGGTGACGGGAAGGTTCGGGTTGTACGCGACTTGATCGAAGTCATCATACTTGTCCCGTGCCGTCTCTTCACGGTCGAAATACTGCTCTTGCAGAGCCTGCGTTTCGCGCTGCGCGTCCCGTTGTGCGAGTAGCTGTTCGGCTTTACGTTCGGCCAGAACCTCGGCGTAATCCTCATAGCTATCGAACTGTTCGGGAGAAAGGTCGTTGGGCGACACAGTCGTCCGTCTAGCTTCCTGTTCCGCAGCCCGTTGGGCTTGCTCTCGTTCCCACTTGCGCTGTTCTCTCGCAAGTCGCTTACCGACAATCGCGTCAAGTTCTTCTTGTGTGAAGGTTTTAGACGCATCCTGCTCGGCAGGCGTTTCCGGCGTTTCGGTTTCTACGGTTTCTGGAGCCGCCGTAGGTTCCAGTTCCGGCGCGGGTACTTCCGCTTCAATGGGGACGTTATCGTCCATGTGTGTTGACCCTTTTCAAGTCACCTGATGTGCCGCATCAGTACGGTTGTCGGCCAGACTACATCATTTGATGCAGTCTGGCAATCTTGGTTTAGCGTTCGCCAGCGCCCATTGTTACCACCCAAAAATCAACACTGCTGCCGAGCGTATTTTGCAAGCGATAGGTAGACGTGCCAGCATCCCAATAAAGGTTAAAATTAGCAGCGCCCAAAGTAACCCCAAACCAACCAGCGTCTGATTGCGATAACAATTTTGTATTGTTTGAAGTTCCATTGACCGCCATGACGGCAGATACGTTTTGGCTGCTATAAATAAGCACAAGCCCACGTAAGGTGTTTTCAGAAAACGCTACCGTAGACGTTGCCCCAACGGCAAAAGTTGCAGGCTCTAATTGGCTAAAGCCGCGTGTTTTGCTGGGGTTCCATCTCTGAGCGACGTTTGAACTTGCCGGTGCGCTAGGTGCGTAGTTGAATATGTTTCCGCCTTGCCGAATAACACCGCTTAAACGGGTCGCTGTCAGTGACAAAGTCGAAGTTGGATCGTTTAATAGCAGGTCAAGATTGCCGCTAGTGCAAGTGCTGTCAGCGTCTAAGCCAACAGAATTTCCTGTGTAAAAAACGGACCGAAAAGCAAATTGCGCCGTGTTTCGCAAATAGTAACCTTTGGCAGACACAGCATGGTCGCTTGAGTAGCAGTTCGTAAACGATACATCTACAATCCCGGGGCCGGGCGCTACATAGGCCACGTAACCGCCAGAAATCGCTTGTTCCCAGCGAACATTGTTAATGGACAAGTTAAGTGATGCCACGCCCGTGGCTGCCGGTGCGTTCCAATACAAACCATGTGAGCCGCCGACCCACGCTTGATAACCGTCAAAAGTTACATTTGAAACAATTACACCATCATCAAAAGTGACCAAGGGGTTGGCTGAAGTTACGTTACCAAGATAGCAATCGCTAAAATGGAAATGGTCAATTCCAATCCCAAGAGCAACGTGCGGTGCGGGGATAGGGCTAACGCGGATCGGCTTATCTGCAAATACGTTAAGTCCGCGTACCGCAGAGGTATCACGGCCAAGAATATGCAAAAACGTCGAGCCGCTTCCAAACCAATGCGGGAAAACGGTATGGACGTTTTCAACGAGGCATTGCGACACATCGACCAGCTTGATTGCGGTTTTGGTGTAAGTTGTGTCAGTTGAATAAAATGTCAGATCTCGGATAGTGTTCTGAACACTTGAGGTCGATCCTTTATCAAACAAAAAGCAAACAGCGTTTGCAGTTGGGTTGAAAAGAATACGACTAGCCGACCCGTCACCATATAGCATGACGCGGTCATTGCTAATCGTGATCTGCGACGTAATTTTATATGTGCCTGCGGGAAAATAAACCGCCAGAAACCCTGCGCTGCTGTTTATGGCCGCTTGGATCGCTGCGGTATCATTAGCAACGCCATTGCCCACAGCGCCATAATCCAGCACATTGATAGGCGCTCCGTCGATCAGGGAATAGGTAGCTTTAGTGAGGGCCATAATCTGTCCTTATGTAGCGATGCAAGGTCACACATAGTATGTAATAGAAACGTCAACAGCAGCACCTGCCGAAACGTCTGCACAAGTCAAAAATAGCAGAGACGTGTTGTTGCGGACGCCGCCAATGGCAAAAGTCGCGTCCGCACTAGTTGTCCACTGAACTGCGTTCAACGATACAATAGAAGCGTTAATGGCGATGTTACGTGTAGATACATTTCCGACCAGCACACTGTTTGCGCCTTTGGGGAAAGGAAGGCCGCCGAACCGAAGATCGCCCGTACCAGCACTGTTTACGGTTATAGCCATCTGCGCAGAAAGCGTTACCTGATTGCCAATTCGCGTGAATTTTGCCGTGCTGGTCGCAATGCTATAGCTGCCAGCGGTTGTCCCACCCACCAAGGTCGGAACCCATGTGCCTTCTTCGTAATAGTCCAAGACGTTTGCGTCAGAACTTAACGTTCCAAACTCCACTCCGAGAGGAAGTTTAGCAGGCGAATTTGTGTCGATGATGAGATTGTTCGTTCCCAGATCGGATACGTCAGTGCCGACGCCGGTCAGAAACTGTGAATAGATGCTGTTAAAATTTGCGTTCGCCGTAAACTGGACAGCGATGTTTGCATTTTCAATGTAGGAGCCGAACACTTGGTTCTGCGTGCAGTTTACAGACGTATCGGCTTCAAACTTAATGGCGGTGCCCGTAAGCGCTGCGTTTTCAATCGTTGGATTGATAAAAGTATTGCCAGCACCCTTAATGATAATTCCGGTAGCGCACTGCCCAATCCGTCCGCCAATCCAAGTGTTGGCATTTGGTGAACGGTAGATGGGCGCAGACGCAACAAACGACACGCCGATATGGTCAGCGCCGCCCGAACCGCTTTGGACGCCGCAGCGCAAAAACATATTGTAGTAAGGGCCGGTGCCATTTGTTTCATCACCCACAAGAACGAAACCCCTAGCACTGACAGCGCCGACCCGAAGCGTGATAACAACTTCTTCAAACTGGCTATAAGACGTACGCAACTGGATGCCGGAAGCGCCGATGCCGCTGTTAACATTGATGCCTAGCTGCCTTATTCCCGTTTCCACAGGGTAGGTCGTGCCGCCAACTAAGGCGTAGCCAATAGCGTGGGCTGAACCATAATAATCAATAATCGCCCCGCGACCTTCGATTTTAGTGGTGTGCCCCGGAATGACAAGCGAGGCAGTCGTTTTGTACGTTTTTGCTTCAAAATATAGCGTGCCGCCGTTTGCAGCGTCTAACGCATCCTGAATAGCCGCCGTATCATCTGTAACGCCATCGCCAACAGCACCAAAATCTTCAACAGAAATAAACTGCTCTAGCTTGGTCTGGACAGTTTCTGAAACAGCGCCGGTAAAACCAGCGGTATAGCTGATGTTGCTGGCGTCCATAGCACCTGTGGTGGTCTGCACAGCCGTGGTAAATTTGACTTCAGCGCCGACATGCAGACCGGCCGTGAAGGTTACGGTGTCGCTGTCCGTCTCCAAATAACTGTCGCCGACATACTGGTTCACGCCGTCGATGTAGACCGACAGCGAGTTAGTGCCGGGCGTGTAGTTGATGGTCGAAAGGTTAAACACGGTCTGGCCGGCAGTGGCCGTCTGCACTTCTTCCTGCACCGTGTAGTTGACGAAGTTCGAGTTGACACCTGTAATGTTGTCGTAAGTGCCGATCAAAGCGCCTGTCGATGTTTCGATCTTGAACTTGTAGACCAGACCGTCGGTCAGCCAGATTTCCCCGCCCGGCACACGCCCGGCGCTATCCAGTTCAATCGGGTTGCTGTGCGGCTGGATACCTAGCGCGCTGGTGTAGGTCGCCTGCGGTAAGGTCGTGCCAGCCGCATAGGTGTAAATCTTACCGCCCGACAGCGGCTGACCGTTATTGTCAAAAAACTGGGCTGCGAACCCGCCGATAGGGGATGGTGTTACCGACATAGTGTGTTCCTTATGCCCATACTCTATACTGCGGCTGGCTGGGGTCAATCGCGTATTGCGACACGACTTTGTTCTGCTCCTCGGTAGGTTCAAACAGCAGCCGCAGGTTGGTGTAATATTCAGGGTAGGTCTTATCGCCAATGGTGATCGGCCCGATGCGGTCGATCAGCACTTCGTAGGACGCAGGCACGATGGTGGTGACAGCATCCTTGCCTTCGCCTTTGGTGACTTCCACGCATAGACCTGTTGCCAGCATGACGGTGTCAAACTCGGCCTTGTCGGCGTTCTTCAAGCAGTAGTCGATCATGTCGTTACCTGTTGGAGTTGCGTGTTCGATAGGCGCGTGTTGTAGTAGGCAATCACGCGGATGCGCCCGTTGATGTATTGGCTTCCACCATTCACATCTGAACCGATGTAAAGCCTGTTTGTTGTTGGTATTGTGCAACTAGTGTCGGTGGTTAAGGCCACCCCATTTGCCGCAAGATTGCTGTCGTTGAGTTTATATGCGACAGCCGCCTTAGTGATCGTATTAATTGGCGCGGAGTTATTAGCAGTTACAACAGCCATCTGCGTAACTGAGCCATCTACAATAGTCGCCCCTACTCGCTGGGATGTCGCAAAATACGTGCCTATCCACTCAGCGGCGGTGTTATCTGATGCCGTTAGTGTGTAGGCAGTTACATTTACCTCGCCTCTCGCTGCCTCCACAACAAACGTCCCCTCGGCTTGGTTATACCAAGTCGAGAAGTTCGTTCCAGTCATGGACGCAACGTCAGCCGAGCGGCTAACCGCAGAGGCAACCGTAGGAATGTAGCTGGTGGCAAATGCGCCTGCTTCGAGTTGTGCGCCCCAAAGGTAGGCCCCCGACGTGCCGTCTCCAATATAACTGCTGCCGGTTCGCAAATATATATGCGCTGTTGTCGTAGCCGTGTTGTGTTGAACGGTGCAACGATACCAACCATTGCCAGCAGGTGTTATTGAGGAAGATGTAGCGCCAAGCAGGGCGGTAGAGCCGCTGCCAGTCAGCGTAAATGAAGCACCTACCGTTGCCCCCACAAGCCACAGCGAGATGACCGTTTCTCCGGCAGCCTTGGCGTATACAGTGAACGTGCTTGTGGTAGAGGTAAGACCAATTTGAGCCGTAAATTTAGCTATATTATTTGTAGACCCTATAAGAGTATCTGCGGTTGTGGTTCCGTCCGGCGCAAGCGTTGAATTGGCCGAAATTGTCGTTTCGGATTTTATCCAAGCAAGATTTGTCCAGTCCGCCGAATAGGTCAGCAAGTTCGTCCGCTGCTCCTCGATCAGCAGGCCGCGAGGTGCCAGCGTGACAGGATCATAGTCAAAGCGGGGGCCGTAATAGGCCGAGGCTGTGGTGGCGTTATAGGTGCTGGGCGTGGTCTGGTAGGTGACGGGTTCGAACTGCGCAAACGCCACATCAACCGCATCGCCACTAGTGGCAAGTCGGATGCCGACAAAGTTGGATGCTGCTGCACCAAGCCCTGTGACCGAATATTGCGCCCAAGAGCCAGTCAACGTAACTGTTGCTAGGCCGCCGCCGTTAGGGTTGAACAGAAATACTGAACCTGTCCCGGTTCGCCGCCGAAGCCATATGCTAGCTACATATGCCTGCGACGTTCCTGCTGAACCACCTACGGTTTGAAGTATTTGGCCGTTTCCTGCGGTAGCCGTTATGGTAGACGCTGTTGTCCCACCCAAAGGGTCAAGAACACCTGATGTTTTTGTGGCGGTAGTCGCAGCCCAAGCCGCATTACTAAAATCCTGAGACCACAACACCAAATTCGCAGGCGCGTAAGTGATCCGTCCCGTGCGGTCGACCAGCGTGGCGTTCGTGCCGCGTGAGAAGGTGATGCGGCTGTCCAGAAACGGCTGCAAGAAGTTAAGCGCCATAGCAGGTGATGTACGCCCGCCGCGTGTCGACAGTGCTGTAGAGGCCACAAGCCCCAGCATCAGGCCATTACGGACGGGTATCCCAAAACTCATCGGATGTTGATCGGCTTTGCGTAGAGCGTACCGCCGGCTGTGATCTGGATCGCGCTGACGCGCCAGATGCCGCCAGTGCTAGCAGGAACAAAGATCGGGACGGGCGTGTTAGCCGGCAGCGGTGTGGCAGCCGAGGTAGCCGTCACGCCTTCGCCGACGAGGATGTACGCGTCAGACGTCGACCAGACCAGCACGCCCTGCGGGCCTGCGTTCCAGCCAGTTACCGACCCGGCAGTGCCGGAATAGGTCACGCTTTGCGTTGCAAAACCAGCATCATTCAGTGGGCGGAGCAATTCCATATTTTACGTCCTTACGCCAAAAATTTCAGTTTGTACAAAGTGGTGTAATACAGGCCGAAAATCTCGTCGATAATGTTCTGGATCGGCGTGCAATCCTTGTCGACCACCTTATACCGCATTTCCATCAGTTCGTCTACTTGGCCTTCGAGAAACTCGACGACGTTGTTCGTCTTCTTCGCTGACATCAGCGAAATAGGTCCGATTAGGCCATATTTACCCTGATAGGCTTCGGCAAACTTGTCTGCCAAGTCGATAATGCCGTCGTAAAACTCGTTCAGGGCGATGTGCTTGGAATAGCTGCGCGTGTTCAGGTGCGTCGAGTGAGCAACATCACGCGCCAAAAACAACATGCCGACAAAGTCTGCGCAACTCATTACATCATTCCTTCAGGGGGTTGTTCGGGTATTTCAGGTTCCATCATGGGCTGTTCCATTTCAGGCTGCTCCATCATGGGCTGCTGGGGCTGTTCTTGCTGCGCCTGCGCCATGATGTCTTCCATCTGGGGCACTTCGCGCATCTCTGGCGATCCGCCGATCAGGTCGCCTGTGTCCATCGCAGCGGCGATAGTGCCCATGACGATGTCCTGAATTTGCTCTGGCGACATGCTGTTCTGCACCGCAGCGATACGCTTCGTCTCGGCGTTGTAGGCGTCAATCTCGGCCTTATACTCGTCGATGGCGATTTTCTGCTGCTCGGCGCTGTCTTGGATATTCTCCATGATGTCCGTGACGCGGTTCAGTTCCATCGTCATGGCTTCAAGCTGCTGCTGTGCGGCCATCAGTTCAGGCGACTGGTCGCCGTCCGACAAGACCTTC